CAGTATGCCAAAGGTCGGGGAGCAGGTAGCCAAAGGAGAAAAGAGACTAACGCCACCGCAGCAGAAGTTTCTCGATAACTACATTCATAAAGATATGACACAGACCGCAGCAGCTAGAGAGGCAGGGTACAAGAATGCAAATGTTTCAGCAGTGCAGCTTCTTAATAACCCAAAGGTCAAAGAGCGCATGGAGGAGATGCGTCAAGAGCTTGAAGCAAAGTATGGGGTATCAATAACTAAATCTGTTCGGGATATGCAACGCTTGCGGGATGAGGCATGGCAAGAAGGTAACTTCGGAGCAGCGATTAAAGCCGAGGAACTAAGGTTGAAGGTAACTGGTCTAATGGTCGCTCGTAGCCATGTAACACACGAACATGTTGATAATCTTAGCAGAGAGCAAATCGTAGAACAGCTTCAAGAATTTATGGATCGTGCTAAAAATCGCATGATTGACGTAACACCCGCAGAAAATCCCACAGAACCCGAACAAAATCCTATAACGAACTATAATCAGGAGGCCGTCGAGCAGTCCTGACGCTTGGGCAGGGTGCGTATCCGCCCGCCAGCCCCGTTTTTTTCGCCGTCCAGCAGGTGAAGGCCCAGCTTCGGGGTCGGGAACCCGAAAAATTGTTCGGGTTATGTCGGGCTGGCTGCGGGACTCCCAGGCACATATAGTATTTTGGTTCGGGTTCTCCCTGGCCTTCGGGTTATCCCGAAGAATTGTTCGGGTTATTGTACCAGGCAGGAGCTAAGTAAACAACCAGGTGTCTTTTACCTGGAGATTCCGCCAGCCTGGGAAAAAAACGAGCAATTGTTCGGGATACTGGGCAACGACCAGGTGGACAACTGGGCTTCCCGCTGCCTGGGCATAAACCGAACAATTGTTCGCCAGTACCCTGGAACACCAGTCGGGATTCGGGGTTCGGGCTTCGGGGTTTCGGGATCGGGGATCGGGATATATGTATATATACCCTTATTTATATACATATTATCTATAATTTTTTTCTTTTTTTTTAAATTTTTTTAGATTTTTTTGGCAAAAATAAACCGAATAATTTGGGATTTTATGGGATTTTTTACTTGTGATATAAATAAATTTATGCCAATAATAGGTATAAACAAAAAAAAGAAAGTGAGAAATTATGTTAGATTTTACAATAGACCTACCAACCGATGAAATAGAAAATCTATTTTCCAATTTTGACGATGACCATATGGCAATACCTAGTTTGTCATTAGGTCAAAATCCTAAAAGCCATAATGAAAAATTTCACGACGATATGTTAGACTTTATCGCTGATGAAAAACCACCTTCACAAAATATTAAGAATTGGGTTAGCGGTATGCGAATGAGCGGTAAGCAACGCCGTAATGAAAAGATTGTAGAGCGCCGCGCAAAATATGCACATAGGGATAACCCAACCCACCAATGGTTAAACATGAAACAATTACAGCAATTAATAAATCAATAAAAAAAGAAAGTGAGATATAATTATGACCTTAACATTTGGAATAGAAATAGAAACGTGCCGCAATTCAGTTAGCACTGTTCAAAGCGCATTAAATGACAACGGTATAAAAGGCTGTTTAGTAAAGCCTGATGGAACGCCAAGCGTCGACGCCGAAATAGTAACGCCTGTTTTAGCATTATGCCAAATAAGCAAAGAATACCTTGAAAGCATATCTAATGTATTGAACGATATAGGTTGCCGCATTAATCAATCTTGTGGGTTGCACGTTCACATAGGAAACGCACCGTTGGCTGATACAACTCACGCGGCACGTTTTACAGGCGATAGTATTGCACATACTGAACGTACAGGACGTTTCTTATCCGAGCATGGCGAGCCTTTTGATTTCACAATAGTTAAAGATTTGTTTGTGCGGTGGGAACGTCAACAGGATATTATCAATACAATGTTTCCTAGATCTCGCACCAATAACAGGTATTGCAAACCATTGAACGCCACCAAGATTGAGAACGCCAATACTATTCAAGAACTAAATCACGGCAAGTTTTACGCTATTAATCTTGATACTTGGCGAAATGGTACGATTGAATTTAGACAGCATAGCGGCACTATTGAAGCTGATAAAATTTGGCGTTGGTTACAATTCCTAGACAATTTTGTTAGTTGGACAATTGAAGCGAGGGTCGAGCATGGCAATAGATCTACTACAGTTGAAACGCCAACCGCACCATTTAGAAATAATTCTCGCGTTGGCGTTCAATATACTATGATGCGAAATGACAACGGCGCGACAACGCGTGATATTATGGACGCGACAGGTTGTAGCGAACAACGCGTACGCGCCGCCGTTTCCGAAATTAGAAATAGAGTAGGTGATGCTGCCGTTGTTACGCACACTCAACAATCAAATGGTGCAAGGTATGGTGATGGTACTGATCTTACACGTTATCAAGTTTTACAAACAATCGAGACTGAAACTAGCGGCGTAACATTGTTGCCTGAAAATAGAATTGGCATACCTAGCATTTGGGCGGGATTGGATGATAGCGAATTTGAGCATTGGCAAAATAGAATATCCGCGCTGCGATAGGGCAGCGCATAAAATTAAGAGCGGGCATTGCCCGCTTTTTTTTTGCAAGGTACCCTAAGCAATGTGAACAATTGTTCGGATTATCGGGACGGACAGGTATGGTCCCCCCCTTTTTGTGTTTGTGTCGGTCAGATCTACTACACTAAGTTTTCCACCAACAGCCACCTGGAAAAAACTTTTAGGTACCCTACAGACATTAGGACTCCCCCATAAAGGGGGGTGTCCATGTCTGTCTGTCTTCAGGTACCCTACCCCCTTGACAGGTACCCTAGACTGTCCCATAAAGTACCAAACACCAGTATAAGGAAGTGGGATGAAGGTAATAGCGTGGTGGAGTGCGGGGGTTACGAGTGCTGTGGCGACCAAGTTGGCTATTGACGAGCATGGTTTGGATAGTGTTGAGCCGATTTACTTTGCGATTGACAGTGCGCATTCTGACAATGCGAGATTTAAGGCTGAGTGTGAGGATTGGTATGGCAAGGAGATCAGGGTTGCGAGATCTCCTGAGCGGTATAGGGATCAGTTTGATGTTATTTTGAAGGACAGGTATGTGAATGGGCCTGGGGGTGCGCGGTGTACGACTATTTTGAAGAAGCGAGTGAGGCAGAAGATAGAGGAGAATGAGGAGTATGGTGCTCAAGTTTTTGGATTTGAGTATACGAAGAAGGAGGTTAACAGGGCGATACGGTTTCAGGAGCAATATCCGATTGCGAAGCCGTTATTTCCGTTGATTGAGCAGAGGATGAACAAGGGCGAGTGTTTGTATTACTTGGAAAAGCAGGGGATAAGGCGTCCTAGAATGTATGAATTAGGTTATGGGAACAACAATTGCATTGGGTGTGTTAAGGGTGGCATGGGGTATTGGAATAAGATTCGCAGGGATTTTCCTGATGCGTTTGCGAAGATGGCTGCTGCGGAGCGAGAGATAGGGCGAAGTTGCATAAAAAGCACGTTTTTGGACGAATTGGACCCGAATGCGGGTCGTGAGCAGCAAATGATTATGCCTGATTGCGGTAATTTTTGTGAGATTGAGTTTAGCGATGTGTTGCATCCGAGGTTGGAAGAGATTTACCAAGAGCCTGTGCAGCTTAGGTTGATATAGATATTGAGGGTGGAGTTATGAGGCCGAGTTTTATGCCTGAAGAAGTTTATTGTGGCGAGTTTACTCGTGGTCAGATGGATAAATTGTTTTGTATATCTGACATGAAGGTTACGAGTTTCATTCAGAAGTGTGAATATTTAAAAAATCCTATTTCGCATCGTAATCCGAAGCGTTATGAGGGTTTTCATTTTGGCGCTACGAGAGTTTATCGTTGTTCTGAGGTTATTGATCGTGCGTTATTGGATGGTTACGAGGTTTTGCCTACGAGGGTTGATAAGTTAAAGCGCAGTGAGGAAGATTTACAGCGTGATGTTGATTTGCTGCGCAAGGAATTGTCTGTTTTAGAGAATGAGCGTGAGGATTTCAAGCGAACTTTAAGGTTTGACAGTATTATGTCTGATTTGGGTTTAAACAGTTTATACACTGAGCGAGAGATTGTTAATTCAAAGCGAACTTATGGCGGATCATCTGGTGTTTATTTTTTGATAAAGGGTAGTAAGGTTATTTATGTTGGTCAGTCTGTGAATGTTTTTGCGAGGATTTCATCTCATGCTCAGTATAAAGATTTTGATAGTTATGCTTATGTTAGCTGTTCGAGGGACAAGTTGGACATTTTGGAGAGTTTATATATTCATACTTTAAGCCCACCGTTGCAGGGTAAAAACTATAATGGGGGTGGTTTTTCGGCTCCGATCAATTTGCCAAGTTTATTAAATATGGGGAAAAAATGCCTAGATATAGATTAAATTATGATGATAGGTTTGAGTTTGAGGGTCAGACTGCGGGTGAGATTGTTCCTATTTTACAGGGGCGGCATTTTTTAGGCGGAGAGAGTGAGCCTAAATTTGTTCGTAGGTTAGCGATTGAGATGTGTGATTATAACCGCAAGAATTATTGTTATTCTAATCGGCACAGGTTGGCTAGGAGCATGATGAAGAATGGGTTGTTGGAGTGTGTTGATTAAATTTTAAGTTACTGTTAGGATGCGAATTAAGTTTTATAGGAGAATTTACGCATGGTAGCAGTAAAAACTGGATTTCCTTCACCCCCTATGCCTGGAATGCCTGCCCCGATGCAGCCTATGGGCGGTTTACCACCGATGCCTCCGATGGGTGGACCTGGTAGTTTTCCTCAACCGATGGGTGGTGGCAATCCGTTTGCTCCCATGCCGCCGATGCCGTTAGCGGGTATGCCTCCTCCTCCGATGCAACCCCCGATGGCGCGACCTCCTATGCCACAACAACAACAGGGTTCAAATGCTCCTAGAAGGAGGCGTTTTGGTGATTCACTAGAGAATATGTTGGGTAGGAATCAGGGTTTAGGTGCGCCTACGCCACAACAGCGACCTTTACCGATGCCACCTCAGATGATGCCGCAACAGCGTATGGTTGCGCCTGGGGTACCTATGATGGCAACGCCTACACCGCGTCCTATGGAGATGGGTGGTGAGGTTGATATTTTTGGGTATCACGATGGCGGTTCGGTTCAGTATATGAGTGGTGGCGGTGCTGCAAAGCCGAACATCAAAGAGTTTATGGATGCGACAGGTGTTGATTTTACACAGGCAAGT